GAACGGGGTGGTGACGCGCGACGGTAAGCTGGGGCCCACCGCGCCGATGAAGCTCCCTGATGGTACGGTGACAGCTCCAGGGTTGACCTTTGCCAGCATGCTGAACACTGGTGTCTACCGAACAGCAGCGAAGATGGGGTTCACATGGAATGGCGTTGAGAAGTTCTTCGCGGACGTTGATGGTCTCGGCGCGGTGACCGCGAACTTTGAGTACCTAGGTGTGTCTAATATAGCGGGTACATTCGGGTTCGTCATGAGCTACGACCCGACCACCGAGGGCGGGTATTTGCAAGCCCTCAATCGGTTCGACATTTACGGGCCGAATGACCTCTCCATTGCCGGGTTCAGCGAAGAGAAGGTGGAGTTTCCGGTTCCTGTCGAATTGGATGGTGCCCTCAGCAGGTACCTGGGCTCAGTCACGGTGCCAGCTGGCGTTTTCAACGAAGGTGACGTCATCACCATTGAGAATTACGACCAAGCTGGTACGCATACGATCATTCAGGGTGCTGGTTTGACAATGTACCTCAAGGACACGACTACTACTGGCAATCGCACTATTTCTCCGAATGGCCTCGCCACGATCAGGTTTCGCTCTTCCACGGTCTGTGTCATTGGGGGCGTTACATGACTGGTACTACCCAGGTCATGTTGATGCAGGGGGCGGTCGCGGTACCGCCCCCACCACTCGTCTTTGGAGTCACGGGCCGCGCTGCTACGGGTCCGTTGTTCGCAGGTAATAACCTGGCTGTCGCCTTGCCGCCTGCGAATCCGGGCGACCTGATCCTGGTCGTGGCGTGGACTGGCGCTACTATTAGTGGACCAGGGTCTGCGGCGGGATACCAGCGTGTCGGTTACGTCAATGGTGGTGGTGGTGGCGTCGGGTTTGGAGTGTTCGTCCGCAATGCCACAGGCAGTGATGCATGCCTCATAGTCAACCCCTCTGGTGGCTGGGCTTCTGCCATGTCCTGGGTCATCGAGAAGGCCACCACCAACTCGGTCGGAGTGGTTACCAATTACAGTCCTGGTGGGGGCGTGAACGTGCCGTTCCCGGCGATCACGTTTCAACCAGATGTTGCGGCAACGCCGGACTTTCTGACCATTGTTGCAGCGGCGCTTAACATTCCTGCGGCCAGCATCACATCATACCCTGCGGGTTATACGAACGGACGCGCAGCTATTGATTCAATCAACGGCGGCAGCATGGCCGCTGCTGAGAAAAACTGCCAAGCGCTCCCCCCGAGCTACGGAGAGGCACCCGGCAATATGGTGCTCAATGCGGCCAATGCGCGCTCTACAGCTACCATCACGATCGCCAATAACTACCCGAGTCCTGCGCGTGGCATTGAGGGTATCCTGCCAGCTGTACAGCTTGAAGACGACGTGCTATCTCCCGCTACGCCGTCAGCAAGCATCAAATTCAACAATGATGGAACGATCGATATCACGGGCAATGGTTCAACCATTGTTTCGCCCTCTCGTTGGTTCGATCCGGCTACATCTGATGTTGGTGTCCAGTACTACTTCCGTCTCACGCTGATAAGCGGGACGCTGCCTACCAGTGGCTCTGCTGGTGTGTGGCTTGGCCCGATGTTCAATAACTATTACGGGTGGCCTGCGAACTTCACGTGGGGGTGGACACGTAGCATTAACGGCACAACCAATGCCACTTGGCGCATCGAGATTGCTACGGATGCGGCTGGTACGAACATCGTTGCGAGTAGCCCGAATTGTACCACATTGGTTGTTAGATCAGTATGAGGTACCTCTGGTTCCTCCCTGCTGTAGTGGCCGCAGCCTGTGTTTTCAATACAGGCAGCGGGGTCATCGACATCAAAGTTAACCGCGAAATAGGCATCGACTCGAACATAGAGGGGCATGCCGCTACTGCTGCCTCTGCCCCGCGCAAGGAGAATAAGTAATGGCTGACACAGCGGTCTCCCCCATCGGTGAGGTGTACGCCACCACGGACGCCCCTACTGCTGCGTCCGTCTGGCATAATGGGTATTGCTTCAACGCCACCAACCAGCTGCATATCTCCACCACGCCTACAGCTGGTGACTTCTACATCAGTGGGCGGCGATTCAACCCCAATGGTGCGCTTGTTGTAGGCGTGGGTGATGTCGGCAATCGCCCGTACTGGGGGAACAACGGCTTCCCGTACCGCTTGACCGATGATGGTCTGGTGTTCCAAGCGAATCAGACGCCCGCTCCGCAGGACCCGTATGTCCGGGGTATCCGTGTAGGACTCTTGGGCGGAGTCTATATGATCACGGGTGGGACTGTCCTCCCGCCGGAGATCCTGTCCGAGCCTGTGATCCTCCCGCCGGTGCAGCAAGGCACAGCTGTTTCTGCGACCTCCGCTGTAGTATCCAATGGCGCCACGCTCACACAGCGTCGCTGGTACGTCGCTGCGGTTCAAGTCGCCACGACAGCGACCTACACCCCTGTGGCGGGGGACGTCGGCAAGGAACTCACGTACCAAGAAACCTGGACGAATTCTGCAGGTTCCGTGATCGGGTATTCTCCCCCCGCCAATGTCGCGGCATTGCCGGTGTCTCCCCCCACCGTCACTACGCAACCGACCATCACCGACCCTGACGTCAGCGTGGTATGCGTTGCCACATCCGCTGTTGTTACCAATGGGGCGACGCTCACGTCGAGGCACTGGTACGTTGACTTGGTCGAGGTTGCCACGACGGCGACCTACACGCCAACAATGGCAGACTACGGCAAGACCCTCCACTACGAGGAACGCTGGGACAACTCCGCTGGGTTCGTGATTGCCGTGTCGGTGGGGAAGGTTGTTGCTAATGTATTCCCGCAGGTCGAGTTTGACTTCATGGCGGGGACGCTCGACAGTCGCCTCACGTTTACCCGTACAGGTACAAACGCCACGTACTTCGACGAGAACGGGGTGATGCAGACGGCAGGGACGAATGTCCCGCGCTTCGACCATGATCCAGTGACCCTTGAACTCAAGGGCCTGTTGATCGAGGATGCGAATACCAACTTGTTCCTGAACAGCGATGTACCAGTCGACCAGACTGTTAATGTCACGGCTGTCCAGCATGCCCTGAGCTTCTACGGCACGGGTTCGATCGCATTGTCCGGAGCCCATACTGCGACGCTCGTTGGTACTGGGGCGTACCCTGTTCGTACTACTCTGGTCTTCACGCCCACCGCTGGCCCATTGGTGATGGATCTGACTGGTGACGTTCAGAAGGTTCAGCTGGAAACGAACTATCAGGCATCGAGCTATGTTGCCACGACAGGTGCGACAGCAACACGAGCTCGTGATCAACTCATGTGGTCAGATGCTACGTTCATTAGCACTGTAGTAGCCGATACGGGTACTGTTCAAGCAGAAGTAATTACCTCTGCAGTTGCTCCTGCAGCTACGCTTACATTTGCGCTAGGCACAAATGCGTTTAGTGCAGAGCGACGTATAGCCGTTGAAAACCAAGGTGCTAGTACAACTGTTCGTGCTCTGTCTGTGTCATCACCAGTAGGCATAGGCTCACGCGTAGTTAATGCGCTTGGGAAATTCATTGCTGGGTTTGATATACCCAATGCCGTAAAGAAAGGCTGTTCTAATGGGCAAGCTGTATCTTCTATAGCGTACGGCACTGTTCCTACAGTAGCGTCAAGTAGACTAGTTATTGGTGCTGCAGGCAACTTTGGCACGCCGATATTTGGATGGGTCCAAAAAGTTCGCTACTGGACTACCTATTTGGCTGACGATGAAATGCAGGCATGGACTGGGACCAATGAACCAACTATTACGCCACTAGGTTGTCTCAATTACTTCCAGCCCTATGACTATGCCGCCGGGCCAGCTGCTTGGGTGGTGCAGAATCGCCCACCGGCTAATGCCCGCCTCGAAGTAGCCAATAACGCAATGGCACTTTCTGGTGTTGGACGCTATAGAATGTTAATGAGCATCGTACAAGGTGGCGCTAATAACCTGCCCAAGAATGATGCGCAACGTTTAGCTACTATTCGTCGCATGGTGGGCGACGGCCTTAATATGGTCAAGCTCCACGCACTTTCTGGCACAGAGTCTTGGACTGGTAATTCTTTTAATTGGGGTATTTGGCAGCACCCCATTGATTACAATGTTATAGCTGATCGGCCGAATCTTGACGCCAATGCTTTGATTGCGTTGGATAAAAATATAGCGGATATGCTTGCTGAAGGCATTGAGGTTATTTATATTGCAGAAGAGCTACTAGAAAACGTTACACAGCGTAATGGCCTGTCCTGGGGCTCAAATCATTCCAGAGGTATGCTTTGGAGTCCTACGTTCAATGCTATGGAATGGGCTATGTTGTCGGCATGGATGACGCGCCCGTCTAGCATTAGCGGCATCGCCCCCATTAATAATCCCCGCATTTTCTACTGTATGAATAATGAAAATGGGTTCAGTAATTCATACTTACGGGACACGTTGACGGTGTGGGGGGGTTCCACGCAGGCCTATAATTGGTTCGATAAGCTTGTCGATGGTATTGTGGATGATACTGGAGATAACGGGGAATGGTACCCTGAATTGAATGCTGAACTTACGGCATGGCGCGACGCATTCCAACCAGGCTGGACGATTCCCAATTGGGGTCGCGGGGGCGCTGCGGGGTTTCCGAAGCGGAGCACATGGGCGTCGTGGGGTAATGCTGCAGATAAAGATCACCTGCTGACCTTCATTCAATTTTGTGACATTAGGTACATCGAACAGATGATCGATCAACTGAGGGCTATTAGGTCTGATGTTGTCATTGTCCCGGGCACTTTTTCGTACCAATCCCCGGCGGCGCAACTGGCACTCGGTCCAATTCGTGGTACAAATATCGTCTGCGAGACACATAATTACTTTCAAGATGCGGATGGCGCAGGCGTAAAACAGGGTACGACGCACTCACGGTATTCGTGCATGAATGGGTCTTGGGGCCCTTCCAGAAATGGCATGGCCTGGGGCTACGTGATGATGGGTACGTGGGGAGATGATCAGGCTTACCTGGCCCCTGAAACTGGGCAGTACTCGCCTAATCGTTGGCGTTATCAGCGGGTTTATTACGAGGCTATGCTATCGTTGATGCATGACTATGACTTCGGTACGTTTGAGCAATCACAGCAGTACAGCACGTCTCAGTATCTTACTGATGGGCGCTACATGACTGCAGATAGCATAAGCGTAGCATCGCCGTCTGACAGGCTTGTTCTCAGAGCTGTAGCTCCTGCGGTTAGATTTGGTTTTCTGGCTTCAAATACATCGCAGTTTACTATTAATCAGACGCTTGCATCGTTGAAGGTATACCAAGACGCAAACGACGTTACCACTGTAAGTAGCGGAGTTCAATTCCAATCTGGATGGGACTCAAATGGTAGTGAGCATGCACAGTGGGGCGGTCAAAAGGTTCGCTTCAATATGGATGAGGGCCAATCGCCAACTACTAATTGGACCGCATATCCGCGAATAACTGACGCGCAAATGACCTCTGGCGTATATGCGCGCAATACTGCTACTGAGAAGCTTTGGGTTCAATTTGATTTCGGTATGCAGATTAGTTCGCCGTATATGTGCGGGTTCGTGGACACCATCACAGAAACACCAAAATTTACAATGCCGATGACTATCACAAATCTCGGCGCGGATGCTACAGGATACGTGTGCTTTTTGCGTAGCGACGGTTTATGGAATTTGTTTGCTGGAGCTATGAAACTTTATATCCATGGCTCGGATTTATCTACTAATGTTGTAAATCAAAATTCTTTGTACTTACAAAGCGCCCCCAGTGAAGTTGGCGTAAATGATCCGCCAGGCGCGGACTATTTTAACGCCAATGATAATGTTCAAGTTTGGTATCAGGCTCAATTTTCACAATCTTGGGGTAATAACTCGAGCGACAAGCGCACGACCTGGATTCGCGTCCCACCATCGTTTACTCTGAACCTGACTGCGCCTGTGGACCTGGTGATCACGGGCGTTGCGCATGACGGTACGACCGAAGTGCTTCCCAGCATGTACTCAGGTGGCGTGTGGAGCTTCGACTACGACGGGCGCTACGTTGAGTTCTTGGTGACTTTGGCCTGAAGCCACTCGTCAAAGTGTCCCCCATAACGAGGGCCCTTCGGGGCTCTCTTCTTTTTGGGTTTGACTGCCCTCCCACGAACTGGTACCTTGACCATATCGCGGGGGCCCCACCGCCACTTGCCTTCAAAGCTCACTGCTATGAACCCTTCTGGTGGGGGCCCTTCAAAGGCGAGAAGCATTAACCGGTGGACACGTTGGAGCTCCCCACCCCTACAGAACTGGATATACCTGTAGCCCTGGGAGTCAACCTTCGGTTCGATGGGGCGGCCGAACTGTCGGACGCTGCATTCGCTTGAGACTTCCCAGTCACTAACCCCACTGTAACCGTCGAAGCCTACTATTTTGGACCATTTTTCCATATGTTACCTGTAACGTCGCAGCTTTCGATCGATTTCGGCCTGAAGTTCCGGTCACGAATCGAATTAAAAGCTGCGACGTAATTCTCAAAATCGATCGAAAACAACTCGTAAACGATCGATTTTCGGCGCTTCACGTCAGATGCTGCCACTCGCGACCTGCGGATACCCACATTGCGAGCGCCCCACTTTCAGCGCCTTCAGAGTTCGCAAAGACAATGCCCTGAATCGGCGTGTTCAACAGGGTCTTAACACACCTCATACAAGGCACATGCGTGACGTAGATGCGCCTAGCATGATGCAGCTCGCGACAGTTCAGAAGTGCATTGGACTCTGCATGTACGGCCTCGCACAGATCGGCCCCTTTAGGCATACCTACACCAGGGCAGGGCTCAGTAGTGCAATGCGCAAAGCCTTTCGGGACGCCGTTGTACCCACTACCAATGATACGTCCGTCCTCGTCGGTGATGACCGCCCCCACCTTTAGCTTCTGGCACGTCGCGCGTTGCGCTAGCACTCCCGCAATGTCCATCATGGTGTCATCAAGAGTAGGCCTACTCATTTCTTGGCTCCTAGAAGGACAAGACATGCAGCACTATTGCCGCTTTCCGGGAAGATGCACTGCACCTCTAAAGCTGGAGTACCACGTGCTAGCGCCTCGCGCTTCACAGCTAACTCGGTCAGGTTGTACCACGCAGTTAAGCTAATCAGTGTAAGTACAGCTATAGCTATGCCTAGCGCAAAGACAGCTTCACTAGAGACCTCGATGATGGGGCGACGTTCATTCATTGTCGATCCTCCTGAGAATGAGCGCGGCGATGGCCTGTTCTGGCCCCACCCAACCCTCGGGCTTGGTCGCATCGATGGCGTTGCCTCGCTTGGTGACGCCGCGCTTCTTCTTCATGTTTGCGGCATGTACCACTTGCCAGATCTGATCCATGGGCAGGTTCATGAACCAGGCGGTGCCGAGCGCGACGTAGACGATGTCTGCGAGGGCATCGGCCACCCCCACTATATCGCCCTTGTGGCCGGCCTCGATGAACTCTTCGAGCTCTTCCATCATGAACCGCATGCGTTCGAGCATGAAGTCCATGTTCAGCATGGTCACGTCAGTCGGCGGCTCGAGTTCCAGCACCTTGGTGTGGAACTCTTTGATGTCGTCAAACATTGAATTCGTACGGGATTGGGTCATGATGTTGGTAGTCCTTGAGAACTGCGTCGTCGGGGCGGAAGTCGAAGAGCGAGACGTCACTGGCAAGCTCTAGTACTGGTTGTGGAAGTGATTGTCGCTCGAGCTGCAGTATGACTTGGTCGGTATGGTTTTCGTAGATGTGGGCATCACCCATCATGAACGTGATGGCGCCAGCGTGCAAGTTGAGTTCATGCGCCAAGAGCAGTTGCAGCGTGGCATACAGTACCACGTCGGTGGGGAGACCTAAGACCAGATCGACCGAGCGCATGTACACGACAGACTCGAGAACACTGCCCCGTCGAACCGAGTACTGTGCCAGCAAGTGACACGGGGGCAGGCAGCCTTTGTGAACCTCGGCTGGGTTGTACGATGTCAGGACATGCCGTCTTGATGTTGGCGCCTTCCTGAGACCCGTCACGAGCGCTTTCAACTGGTCGAAACCGTTGAAGTCACGCCATTGGGCCCCATAGATGCGCCCCACAGAGAACTTGTCTGTAGCAAGACCTAAGTTGCCGACCCAGGCTGCAGCATTGGCATCCCAGTAGTTGCAACCGAACTTCTTGAAGGTCGCCAGGTCTGTCGCCCCACGAATGAAGGCAGCCAACTCGCCGAAAATGCCTTGTGGGTACATCTTGCGGGTCGTCAGAATGGGGAACGCGCCTTCTTCCAAATCGTGAAACTCGAGCGTCGCGCCAAACATAGAGTGCGTATAGCCATTACGACCTTTGACGAGCTCCCCATTAGCAAGGCATTCCTCGAGAAGTGCGAGGTAGTTGTGCTCAAACATGACGAGACTTCTCCAGGTAGTCCAAGTAGAAGACCACATAGTTCAGCAGGTCATAGAGCGTGTCGTTGATGCTCTCGTAGTTCGGTGCTGCGCTTGTAGTTTGGAGATTGACCAAGCGCAAAGCCTTGATGTAGATCATCTGGATGTAGCTGAGATCCTTGAACGGAAAGTAGGCATCTAGACCTACTGCTGTGTTGTAGTCCTCGTGCTTTTTCACCACCATCTCAATGGCGGGGCTGATCAGTTCCGAGTAACGCTGTCTGTTCATCTATGAACTCCAAAAGTGGCGATGGGGAGCACTGTGGCTCCCCATCGTTAGTTGAGACGTTGCGACTCGTTCAGAGCGACGCAGCTTCCGCAACCGGTTCGGCCGGTGCCGGTGCCGCAGCCGCAGCCTTGGCAGCTTCGTCGGCCTTGGCCTTGGCAGCAGCCTCGGCGGCGTTGGCCTGGTCGATCAGCGCCTGCGCCTTGGCACGCAGCTCTTCCGGCGTCGCGCCCTTGCGCTTGCCGACGCCACCGTTCTTGACCGCGCTGCGGTAGTAGGCGATGCAGGCCGTGGTCGTCTTCGCCGCCGGGTACTTGGTCTTCACGGCTTCCAGGACGGCCTTGTTGTCCATGCCCGCGACGATCAGTTCCTTAGCGAAGGCACCGACGCCTTGGTTCGGGCCGCGCTTGTCGGTGGAGGCGTACTTGGACTTGTCGCCGGCGGGCGTTGCGACCTGCGGTTGCGCGTCGGGGTTCGTGGCTTTGGTCGTGGTGGGTGCGTTCATCTTGTTCTCCAGGGTTTCGACGGCGGCGCGTGCCGCGGCCAGGTTCTTGAACTCGGTGACGTTCGGGCCGCCGAGTTGGTTCGCGAGTTCGTTGTGCCGGTGAATCAGCTCCGACATGGAAAGACCTTTGAGATTCGACATGTGTGTCCTTGGTTGAAGTTGGGAATCCTGCGTTTTTCTCGACGCAGTGAAAACATTATACGACTTCCGAAGCCTCCGTGTAAACGGTTGTTACACAGTGTTACACTTTAGCACCGAGACGCTTGAGGTTCTCAAAGACGTTGTTTTGGGTGGCGTCTTTCTCCACCATGACTTGAGCAATTACTTCATCTATGGTTCCTTTCGCTATCAACATGTAGTTCCTGACGGGCTTCTCCTGCCCCCGTCGTAGCAGCCGAGCAATCTGTTGGATGAAATCCTCCAAATTGTAGGTTTGAGTAAACCAACAAATGGCCGACCCTCCAAATTGGAGGTTCAAGCCTAACGAACCCGCTTGGGGCTGGATGAGCAGAAGAGGATAAGTTCCAGTATTCCATTTCTCGACAGTCTCCTGCATCAAGCCTTTGGTCATGCCGCCCTTGATGTACAAGGCGTCTGGAAACAGCTCTTTGAGCATGGTGAACTCGTGTTCGAACTGGTATGCCACCAGCAGTGGCTCCCCCGCCAATTCGTCTACAAGAGACTCGATAGCGTTAAGCTTAACAGTATGAACCCGATGCCACTCACCAGGGCTCGAAAGAATACCGCCTCCCGTGAACTGGCGCAACTTAGACGATAGAACACCAGCATTTGCAGCAGTGACGAAACCGGCATCCAGTTTGAGGAGGAAGTCGTCTTCCAGCTCCTTGTATCGCACCATCACGTCCTTGGGGAGTTCAACTGGCAACGTGATGTTCAGCAGTGGGGGGAGATTCAGCCACTCCTTGGGGTCCATGTACATGGCCATGTCACTGATCTTTTCGACCAACGCTGTAGCCTTGTCGTCATGGATGTAGTATCTGTACTGATCCCAAGGTACCTGGTGAAAGTACTTCATCCTGTAGTGGGTGATGTACCGCCCCAGCCGCTCGCCGAGGTCCAGGACATAGCATTGCCCAAATAGATCCATTAACCCGTTTGCAGCCGGCGTGCCTGTTAAGCCCCACCGGAATACAAAACTCGGAAGCAAGGGCTTCAAAGTCTTGTAACGTTTGCTGTTCGTGTTCTTGAGACGTCTGATCTCGTCGCATAGCAGAATGTCGAAGTTGTGACCCTTCGCCAAGAGTGGGGCGGCCCAGGCTATGCCATCGTAGTTCAACACCACGATGTCATAGTAGTCATCAGTTAAGATAAGTTCCTTGTCAGGACCGTGGGCTAACCCTATCTTCAATCCCTGAAATTGTAACCACTTGGCTGGTTCTGTCAGCCAGGTAGTCAAGCACACTGTCAATGGGGCAAGTACGAGTGTCCTTGACCGATAACCCATAGACTCTAACAAGCTTTTGGCAGCCAGAGATATGGATGTTTTCCCCATGCCAGGAGGCAAGAAGAGTGCAGCCGCAGTTCGGCTTGCTAGCCATTTGACACCTCGTTCTTGATATTGCGCGGGGACCCAGACTGGTGCTTGGAAGCCAGTAAGATCGACAGGAACAAGTCCTTGTTGTCCACTTCCTCCACTTGGAAGTGCTTCGATCTCAGAAGGCTCATCACATGCTTCTGGAGGGCTCGGAGGCTCGACCCGGGCCGCTTGAACTCGATGAACGTACTCGTCCCATTCGGGCGTAGTAGCAGGCGATCCGGATACCCCCGAGCTCCCTGAATCTTTAATAGTAAACACCCATGGATTTCCGCCAGCTTCCGACATGTTTGCTCCAGGTCAGACTCAGTATTTACAAGGGCCATTCTTTGTCCTTGAGTAGGAACACCAGCGGCACTCGTTGCTCGGTTGCGGGGGCCACAGCTCCTCCGCGTAGATGGGTGTCACGTAGCGCTCATACTTTTTGCGAAGTTCAAGTAGCTGCTCTGCTGTGTAGGTCTTTTCGTAGACCTCCCCCGTATCAAGGAACCAGAACTCTGCGCTTACTTCCATAAGAGTCGGGTTGGCAGCATGAAGCCCGATCGCGTAAAGCTCAACCTGTTCCGTAGAAGGTATGCGATACTTACCTGACTTGAAGTCGATGGCCTTGCCTTTGCTTCCCTCGATATACGAAGCATCCATTTTGACACGGAGCCAGGTCGATTTGTTGAACCAATCGGGTAGCTTCTGCCAATCTTTGTCAAAGCCAAGCGCTTGCTCTGCTTTGAAGTCTTTCTGCTTGAGCGCATCGAGGGGCTCCTGCCAGTTTTCCACTTCCGGGATGAGGGTGGTCACCCAGCCGTTGAGGTACGACTCGATGTTCTCGTGCATCTTGCTCCCCCGCTCCATGGCAGGTGATCCCGGTGAGGGGCGCTTGTCCATGAATTGGAACTTGAACTTCGCTTTGCAAGCTCGGTATACATCGAGCTTACTGAACCCCCAGGCATCACTGAACTTGGGCATGACCTTCCTCCTTCATCATCTCGTCATTGGCGGTTGCGAGCTTGACGTAGAGCTCATGTATTGTTAGTGGAACGATGGGGCGACCATCCGGTGCGCGCGGCAAGCCGCTATTCTCGAACGCCTGTTGCATCATGCTGCACAGGAAGCCCGTCTCATTCAGAGTTAACTCGATTGTTCGCATTCCATATCTCCTGTAGTATTTTGGATTTGGCGCGTGCCCTGTAATTAGGCTTGAGCGCAGACGCAAGATAGCACGACCAGCAAAGCTTCCCCATCCACCCGGAGGCTTTGGAGTTAGATTTCTCGGTTTCGTGCCAGTCCTTGACTTTGTTGCACCGCTTACATATTCGCAGGCTTGTTACGGTGAGCATGTTGCTTCAAGATCAAGTCAGAGATGTTGTCGGATTCCCCCTTCAACTTCGAGAAGTCGCTCCCCCACGATTCGTCGCTCATCACCTTGTAGCCCAAGATGTCTTGAAAGCTACCATTGACCGCGTCTTCGAGCAGGGTACGTTCGAGGTTGATAGACGCAGTATCTGCGGGGACCTGTGCCACCAACTGGTCATGCACCGTGAGAACAAGCTCCCCGTACTTAGTTTCGTTGCTGTACCGGATCATGGCTTCTTTGGTTTGATCCGCCGCAGAACCTTGAATCTTGTAATTCGGCAACTTATACTCGAACGACTTGAACACGCCCTTGACAACCGCCGGCTTCTGGCTGTAGTACCGCCGCCCGCCGAGCGTCTCGGTGTAGTTCCGGGACTTGCCGATCGCGTTCAGTTCTTTCTGAAACTTCGCAATCTCCGGCAGCGCTTCAAGATACTTGTCCTTAATTGCTCGGGCTTCGCTAACGCCAATTCCCAGGGTCTCAGCAACTCGTCCAACTCCTGCGCCGTACAGAACCGCGAAGCCAAGAGTTTTTGCAACTTTTCGAGAAATTCCTGCAATTCCTGCGGCGATCTGGTGGACGTCTTTACTTGGGTCATCTTGCAAGGCTTTCAAAAGCGCGCCACGGGTGAAGTGTGCCAGGAGCTTCATTTCCTGTGCCGAGTAGTCACGTCCGATAAAGATCATGCCATCATCTGGGATGACGTACCGGCGCACTTGTGGCAGTAGGTCTTCCGGCACAGGGTAGTCGATCTTTGTGAGCTGTCCCTTCAGGTCCTCCCACTCAACAGGAATATTCTGGAGGTTGGGGGAGCTGCTGATCCGGCCGGTACGAGCGCCAGTGTCTGAGTAGTTCCGTACTTGGTTCCACTTCATGAACAGGCGCCCGTGTTCCTGGTATTGGACCAGCCACGGTTGCATGAACGTTCTTAGACAAGTAGCAATACTGCCACGAAGAAGCAGATGACCGAGAAGCTCTGGATCACCAACAGCACCAATAAGGCTTTCCTTAGCTGTGCTACGCTTTCCTGTTGGCGTTGTAGCGAAGCCTTTAGAGAGTCCCGCTGCTTCAAGAGCGTCCGCAAGTGACTCTCCAGAGTCAACATCGACTTGACGACCGAGCTTGGTACAGATTTTATCATCAAGTTCGTCCAGTACGGTCCAGTAGTGGTCCGTGTCATGCGCAAGGGCCTTGCCGTCAAGGTTGATGCCTCGCTGTTCCATCTCCAGGATGATCGGCATGAGCCGGAGCTCACGTTGGTATGCAGTCAACATGCTCATTGTTTGTTCCTTTGCATACTGTAGTTCCCAGCTGCTTTACGATCGTGCATATTGTCCGTTTGTGTACCTTGATACAGATGCTCCGGATTAATGCATAAAGGTGTATTGCAAGTATGAAGCACCATAAGGTTTGCGTTTAAGGAACCTTTGAATACTTCATAACTAACGCGATGTACAAATTTGGGCTTAAGCGAACCTTGTCGAACTTTGCCGTAAGCAGAGCTCCCACCCATACGTGCACCTTGCCAAAGCCAGCAGCCATCTTCAAGCTTTACCTTAGACTTTAGGTACTCGGGCCAATTTAATACTTTCATGATATCTCTTTCATGAAATGTCTATAGAGAGCTAATGTTCTTTTAACATCACCTATTGCATAAGTTCCTACAAGGTCACCAGGAGCTCGACTTATCATGGCACCCCATGCCTTGTCATTAGCGCGACATACGCCGTGTCTAACGAGCCAGTCTCGTACTGCCTCTTGCTCAGTAGGTGGTTCACCAAGAAGCTTTTCTGCAAGGGGCTTGAGGGACAGTTCACCGAATGGATCATTGAGAAACGCGAGGACCATTGTGTCATGAACACGCTCCCAAGGAACATCCAAACCCATACGTTCTTCGATAATGGCACAATCGAAGGGGGCATTGTGAAAGACGAACTCACTATCTACATGCAACAACGCATTAAGATACGTCTTCGCTTCTTCAAAGGTGCAGTTGTTCTCGATTGGGTGTCCCCACGCGAAGTACTGACCTTTGCCGCCTTCGGGCAACACAGCTAGCCCTACCGGCTTCGGTGGATACTTCGGGCGAGCTTCAATCGCCTCGCTTTCAAAGTCAAGTGCTACGAGCATTGTGTTTCCTCTTAGTAGAACGCTCCCCATTGAACGCTCTAGTAAAAGACCTCCCCATGTTTAGTGGGGAGGTAAACCTGCGGCTTGGCAGACTGCGAAGTCAACCGCAGGGCTGAGACTCAGAATTTGTCGATTCGCTCGCTCAACACGGCACGGTAGGCTTCCATTGCGCGCGCTTGGATGCGAAGCAGCGCGTCATCATGGGTTTCCAACCATGCATTGAGCTTTTCGATCTTTGTGCAAAGCTCGCTGAACTCAGACAGTACACGTTGTTGCCATTCTTCCATGATGCGCGCCTTAATCCAGGTTCGGGTACGGCGCCATCGCCAGCTGGAACGCCTCTTCCTGCTTGTTCAGCAGCAGGCCGATGTCCATGTCGGCGGTGTGCTCCTTCATGGTCAGATGCACCTTGAAGAAGGTCTTCTTGTCCTCGGTCACGGACAAGGTGGCCACGAACTCACCAAGCAGCTTGGCCGCCGCCTGGCACCGCCCCACGAACGTGGTCACCGCGTTGAGGCTCGTCACGGGGATCTTGGCCATGTACATGGGGGCCGACTTCAGAGGAATCCCAGCCGGAACCACGATCATGCGGGCGCCCTCACGACACGCCTTGCCCTTGCCCGGAAGCGTCGAACCAGGCCGCGGAGGTGCCGAGCCCCACTTGTTCTTCGGGCAGTCCTTGCAGGTGTCAGCCTGGGGATCACGCGCCTTGGGATGCGGCTCCTCGCTGTCGAAGGCGTAACACGCCGGGACTTGCGCGTTGTCCGAGTCGAAGGGGCCGTCGTACCAGGCCCGCTCGCTGATCGCCGCCAAGACCCGGACGTCTGCCGTGTTGTTCGGGACCGGATTGCCGTCGACCTTCAGCGTGGCGTTCTTGAAGGTGATGTAGCGCCCCGTCGTCCGCATCGCTGCGGCTTGGGCGGCCTGGCGCTCCAGTTGTTCGTCCAGACGCTTCTTGATTGCGTCCATGCTCTCGAGTTCGTTGCTCATTTGATTTCCTTCCAGTTGTTGACCTTGTACCCGCGCTTGATGAAGTTTTCTTTTGTTTTGTATGGCATGTGTGCTGCATCTTTCAGCAGCTTAGCCCAAGCTCCTTCTTCAGTTTTGGATTTGAGATGTACCAGCACCGTACCACCCGGTGTTTCTGGTATAAACATCAGATGCCTCTCGTGCTCTTCGTCAAGGAAATGTCGGTGTCTTCGACCGACGCTGTACCCGGGACGAGTGTCCCAGATTCTGCCAGGTCGCGCCATGCGACCGTGCTCAACCGCTTCTGCAGCAGGTCGAAGCGATCGTTGTCCACAATGTATGCGTACACGCTTTCCCAGTCTTCGACGATCGGGATCGTGCTGACCCGGACGCTGGCCGTAGCCATTTGCCCGGATGCCTTGGCCAGGCCGCTTTCGCCGAGTACCAGGAGGATCTCGTTGCGCAGCTGGTATTCTTGCTGCTTCATTTCCTTGACTTGCTTCTCGATGTCCAGCCGCTTCTCACGAAGGGCGTACAAGGCGTCGATGCCCAGGCCGAGTTCATTCAGTTTCATCTTTGCTCTCTCAGGTTAGGAAGACGCGGAATTGCGACTTCAAGAACATTGTACCGCGCCCGTGTTCTCCGTGTAAATACTTGTTACACACTGTTACACTTTGAACAGGGCCTTGAAGGTGCAGAAACGGGGCTGCTCCAGGATGCCGTAGTCAAACCACTTGATGGTGATGACCTTCCCCACCAATTCGGAGGGGTGCTGCCAGTAGTAGGCGCGATCCTCCATGGTCATCTCACCTGGGCTCACGCGGAGTTGCTGCCCAGTAGAGACATTTGTAGCCAGGATTGTCCCCACTCGTCCTGCGCCAACCATGCCATCTTGGTGATTAGAGCGTTTGCTTCGGCCAAGGGCATCAACTGTCTGAGGGTTATGATTATGCACACCCTCTTCGAGGCCAGTGACAAGTGCTTCTCCGTCACTAAATCGCTTAAACTTCCAAAGAATCTGGTCATTGTGAGTGGATCGACCGAACTTGTACTGCCCATGGATTCCACGAATCATGACTCCTTCGTAGCCTTGGTCGACGATCTGCTGTTCGAGCATTTGAAACCCCACAATGTCTCGCATCTCGTGGTGGGGGACAATCTCGACTCGCGGATGATCCACATTATGCAACGACCAGTGCCGCGCTTTGAAGGGGCGACTCGGCATGTCGAAGTTGTCGAAGATATGGAATGTGAAGTCCGGCGCACCCTCAGCGGACATGATTCCCGACTGTGTCCGGCCGAGCACATTCCCGCGATTCGGCGCCCCCACAATGAGTTCACCATCCAGGCCGGTGGGGAGGCCCTTCAGTTGATCCTGAACGAACTTGTTGCGGAACGGCTTGAGGTTCCTTGACAGAGCCACGCCATCTTTGATGATGCAGCGGAGGCCGTCGAGCTTGGGGCTTACTAGTACTGGCCATGTCAGTCGCAGGGGGTCTTCGAGCGTGGCTGACAGGAGAGGTTTGAAGTTGTTCATTTCTTGGTTACGATGTACCCGTTGATCATGAGTTGGTCGTTGTTGATGCCCTGTGTGTAGCTGTACCGTTGGCCCTCCGTCATAAGAAGTTGAGGAAGTCTCTTACGCTGGTTTACTAGCTTAAACGGGAAGGTGGGGGACGATGCCGCAGCTGAGAGCATACGAGCGCACATGTTCTTGTCACGGACAGAATCCTCACCAAGTCGCATGGCCAAGTATCCTGCAGTGATATACAACTCCCCTGTATCTTTGAGCTTAGCAGCATCTTTAGACTCGAGCAAACCGACAAGTGTCTCGCTTATTGTATCTGCCCTGTGATACTGTGCATTGACCAATTCTTGTACATTTGTGATGTGGCTATGCTCTTCGCGCAACCTGGTAGGCACTTGTTCGAGCGTGACTTGCAGCTTGTACCACTCGCTAGCACGAATCTCGGCCTCTTTGTGCTTAACCTCGGCCAGGATCTGGAGCTTCTCGGCATATGGCAACCGAGTGATCTTTGAGACTTCCAGGTTCAGAAACCGACGGGAGCCAGTCTGATCGCCAAGTTGGTCCGTCCGATTGGTCGTCCCCACAAATACATAGCCACGCGCCTCGACGGTGGGGACCTTGGAGTAAGCAACACGATACTCGTCGTGTGTCTGG